CCATAGCCCTAGCTTCTCGGATTGTCCGTTCAACCAGTCCATCGCCGCCCTTGCCTTCTTCGTAGTAGCGGAGGCCCTGACGAGCAGCGGCACGCATGTAGGCTGGTGGAGTTAGGTTGACCTGACGTAGCTCTAGCGAGTTTTCTTCCATGTCTTCTTCATCATCTTCTGGCTCATCATCTGGCTCTGGAAGTGGGTCGATTTGAGTAAGGGTGGAAAACTTATGTCCGACGTAGACGTCGGTGTCGCGCCATCCGCCGTTATAGCGCTCGTACACCTGAATAAGTGCGGCAGGGTCGGCTGGGGTGCCATTGACGGATACAGAGCTGTTTGGGACGTTGATGCGTCCATCTTCGACGATCTCTTTGATTTCGCCTCTAGCTCTGCCGCCTGAAGAATCCCATGAAACGTAGTCACCGACGCGAAGCGACCCGGGCATAGCGCGGATTGAGCGCTCGCCCCCCGGCTCAATATCTTCTGCGAGAGACAGGGCCACCATCTGGTCGATAGCTGACTCCTTTGTTCCGTGGCAGGCTACTAGCTCACCATCTGCTTTTACTACTGCCCAGCTTGAGCATTCTTCATTTTTATCAGTAATGAAATATGGCATTAGATTGGCTGCCTCATCCAGCTAATTATGTGGCCAGTCTTGTCACTGACCGCATAAAGTTGCTCTAGGGGGTTTAGGGTGAACTGGTAGCTCTGTTCTTTCAGAAGTAGCAGTCCAGATGTTATGGTCACGTTAGGACCACCAAGATAGACGTTTGTAGCGTTGTCGTTGTTCTGAATAGTAATGCGGGATGGCTGATTGTGTACTCCGTCGATTGGAGTCGCAACCAGTCCTACTGATGTCCAGCCGTTACTAATCACTATTGTCCTACTTGACTATTGGCATCCGGTTGTAGCTGGACTGAATCCTTGCCGGTGTGGTCGATTGCAGGTAGCTGTAGCTTGGCTAGGACGTCTTCTGGGTCAAATCCAACCTGAATCAAGCGCTGTGCCATCTCTACGCGTGTAGATACGGCAGATAGGTCTGCAGCCTCAAGGTTGACGTTAGCAAGCGGTACACGGACAGTGTCAGCGCTCTCATCGTCGATTGGACGCATGTCCTCCATCGAGCGGATCTCGTTGATGCTGTAGACACCTGCCTGAAGCATGGTGCTGTAAGCGGCGGTACGAGCCGTGATGTCTGCACGTAGTAGCCCGTCTAGCGAAATCTTGATGAAAGCTGCCTCTAGGCCGGTCTGCTGGGACAGTAGCTCGGTTAGTGCGCTCTCTAGCTTGGCTGCGATTGGGCGTAGCGTGTGAGTAACGAAAGCAATGTTGTTCTGCTCCACCGAGGCATAGGTGTTAGTGCCGGGTAGTCCGAGCAGGTGTGGTGGCACGTTGAATGCGCGGGCCACGTCCTCCACAGCCATTCTGCGGCTGTCCAAGAACTGAGCTTGGTCGTTTGGAACGTTGGTTGGCTTGTAGACAGCGCCACCGGATAGAACGGCGGTCTTGTGCGCACGGTTCCAGCCCTTGTGACGGCTGTCGAACGCTACCTGCATTGCCTTGGCCTGCTCAGCGCTTAGTGGAACGCCGGATGGAACTTCGATGACGCCAGAGGTCTGAGTACCAGAACCAAAGAACTTAGCGGCGTAGTTCTCAAGAGCAATCGCTAGCCCTAGGTTCTCCTTGAGCGCTTCGACGCGTGAAGTGCCTCGTAGGTGCCCCGGGCGGACTACATCAGGGATAAACAGGATCTCGTCGTTGGTAAGAGCCTTTTCCTCGCCCTTGACGCTGTAAAGGACCCTACCGAGGCCAGAGCGCTTGATGTCGACGTCACGTGGGTTCAAAACCACCATGTTGACAATCTCACCACGGTTGTTGCGGTACTTGCGTACAAAGACGTTACCGTCGAGTAGCAGAGAGACAATCATTGCCCCGTAGAAGGCTTCTTTCGTCGTATCTACGTCTGGCTTCAAAACCCACGCTGGACGCGGTCTGAGAGGGTATCTAGCCCCTCCACGGCGTATGTATGCGTCTACTGGCAAAGTAGCAAGGGTGTCAGAGATTAGAGAGATGGCCGAGAAGACTGCGTTGATCTGTAGAGCAGTTTCGGAGTTTACAACGGTGGCGGAAAGAGATTGGTCCTCGATAAAGTCGCCAGCGCCCCAGATGGTCTGGAAGCTGACTGCTCTCTCTTCCCGACCAATCAATCTGTCAAAAAAGCCCAAAATAACCGCCTAAACAAAAACTTGTGGCACTACTTCTTCCATTCTACCCGCGGTAGCACGATCGTAGGCTATCAGGGCAGCGACGGCAGCGTCGATACGGCGTAGTGAATTGCGATTTTCCTTGACAATGCGTGGACCGATACTGTCAATCTTCAGAACAGCGTTGTCTAGGTGTCTGGCGATGAGTGGGTCGCCTGAGTGGGTCATCTTGCCATCCATGACGGCATCGAAGAAGGTTGCAGTGGCTTTTACCATGCGAGCGGCGCTAGTGGATGGAAATTCGACGATTGGAAGCCCCATCTCCTCCAAAATGGCCATGGAGCGCTGCCAGCGGTACGGGTCACAGGCGATTTCACGGACTTTCGGGTATTTCTGGCAGAAATCGATAATTGTGTCTTCTACCTCGGTGATATTGACTCGCCAGTTGTTGTCATCGGTCGGTTGCTTCTCCCAAGCCTTGATTAGAAAGATGTGAGGCGGAGTTTCGTCCTTTTCGATGGTGCAGCCGACCAAAACAGTCGTGTCACCGCTGAAAGAGCCGTCGAAGCCGATGATTAGCTCAGTATCCTCGGTTATTTCCCTTTCACCTGTCAGTTCATCCCATTTACCGCTTGGAAGCCACGTCAAATTGCTCGAAACCCACTGATTACAGCGTTTTGTACGGAATTCGGCCTCTGGAGTGCGCAAAACGGTGCTTGCGAAGTCATCTGCGCTGTTTAGGTCGCCAAAACCGGGGTTTGCGTCCTGCCAAGTCTGCGGATCGCGGTGATCTGCGTCTGCAGCGGCCTCCCACCATGCCATAAAGAAGCTTGGGTCGTCAATTTCGCCTCTTGCGACCTTCTGACCGTACTGATAGAGGCTGTAAGCGATGGAATCCTGCCCCGTAGAGTCAGTTTTCTGCCCTGCGGTCGTAATACAGAACATTGTGGCCAGATTTCCACGCGCACCTTGCGCTAGTTGCATTACGTCGAACAGTTCACGGCTCGGTTGGGCGTGTAACTCGTCAAAAATGACCATTGTGGGGGACAAACCCTCTTTTGTGAAGGCTTCGGCCGACAAAACACGGTAAACGGACCCCGTACCGGGTATTTCGATGGCATCTCGGTAGATTTTGGCCAGTTCGGCCAGTTCTGGTTCGGCTTCGAGCATCTTCTTGGCTTCACCGAACACGATGCGGGCCTGATCCTTGTCAGCCGCACAGGAATAGACCTCACCACCCTTCGGACCAGTCAACAGTGACCAGAGAGCGATAGGTGAGGCGAGCGCCGACTTTCCGTTTTTACGCGGAACTCCGACGAGGTTGACCCTCGACTTGAAGCCGCTACCATCTGAGGCGAAGGCGTGGATTAGAAGCTGGCGCTGCCAATCACGAAGACGCATTGGCTCACCAGCACGCCCACCAACAGAATCTTTAGTAATCGTTGCGAACGTATCAATAAAGTCAATAGCTCTGTATCCATGAGAAGAGGCTACTGCATCCTCCGAGACTGGTGTTAGCCATCTGGGAGGCCAACTACTCACGGTTTGCCCATTTCTCTTGCAATTCCTCTAATTTCGACTGTCGCTTGACCTCAGCGTAGCCCAGCTTTGTGCGATCGGCTGGAGTTAGCCCCAAACGTCCCATATTTGACGCAATTACGCTCTCTAACTCCGTGAGCTGCTTGTACAGACGCCAGTTGTCTGGGTCATCCTGCAATCTCTGCTTCAGGACCTCGCGTCGGTCGTGCTGTTCGCAGACCATCTGCAAAAAGTGTACGTCCGTGCGATTAGAGATCCACAGCTCACCCTTGCGGAAGATGGCGTCCCATAGCGTGACCCCTACCTCGTCTAAGGGCCTCAAAGGCTGTATGTAGCCGCCTGGTAACGGTATGACAGATTTCTCATCTGGTAACGGTCTTTTGCCCGGATTTCCGATGAGGCGCTTCTGCTCAGTAGGTTTTGGCGGTCTGCCCATAAATACAGGCTATCAGAAACCACTTTATTTCGCGACATTCTGCGCGACAGG